GCCAAGCCGTAGGCACACCATTGATGTTGCAGGAGGTGTAGTTCCACTGGTTTACGCCGTCTGTCGCGCCGTAGTGGCTTTGAGAAGAAACCGCATCCACCACCCCGTTGCCGGCGGTTCTGGAATACAGAAAGAGAGCGACAACAGGCGTCTCTCCGCCCATGTCTGACGACGTGAAATCCTGTTGGCCGGTAGCGGTACGGGCCGCAGCTACGACTACGCCATAGGCTTCGCTCATCCCGCGTGCCTTTCCACGACGACGTAAACCGCATCCGCCTTTTGGCCGGGAACGTCGCCGAGTTCAACATTGGCAATGACAGGCTCGACCACGGAGGCGACGCTCCAAAAGTGACCGTTTGTATCATGCCTTGCCCATCCGGCCACCTGTTGCTGCTTGAGGAACGTAAGGGAGAGCAGGCACCCATCATCGCGCACCGACCAAATCAGCTTGAACGGCGTCTCCGCCCATGTGTGCTCGCGCAAGGTGAAGTCATCAAACAGGTGCGATGAGAAGATCGTCAGGTCGATCGGCTCGGACAGGGCGTAGAGCTGGTACGGCAGATCGAAATAGTACGAACCCTTCGATGCCACGTAGAGGATATCGTAGTTGATCTTGATCGGCGGCAGTAACGGCGAGCACCCGCTAAAGGCCAACGGCTGCGCCACCTGGCTCGAGGGTGAGATCGGCTGCACGTTGGTCGCAAAGCTTCCAGCGCCCACCAAGAGCCATGCCGATAGCCCGGTCATGGTCAACAGTCCGGCCGGCATGACGACAAAGAATTGTATCCCGTTCACCTGTAGCGACCATGGGGACCCTACGATCGCGTCCGAGTCTATCGTCGGGATCCTGCTATCGAAATTGGTGAAAGCGCCAGGCTGGCTCATAAAGTAGGTGTCGGGATTGTTCTCCGTGTTGCCGAACACCCGGCGTTGCTGGAAATAGCTCGGCACGCTCGGGTAGGTGCCGGTCTCGGGCCCAATCGTCAGGTGCGCGGTTGCACCAGCTCCGTCCCCGGAGATACTAATCGTATCCCCAGGCAGATACCCGCCGCCGTTGTCAATGACTAATAGAGCCACTACGCCAAAATTGTCGATTACCGGCTCTATGACCGCACCGGAGCCCGTTCCCGACGTGATCGTTACATTCGCAAAAGTATAACCCGACCCCGGATTATCGACGACCGCCCCTATGATCTGTCCGCGGGCGAACGGGTCGCGGTGCAGCGGAGGAACTTGCTGAAAGTCAGCGACAATGTTGCTGTCTACGAATTGCGTGCCAAATGCCTGCCCGGCGAAACCAAAAAGAACGCCAACGGGAAGCCGCCCCTGAAATCCTGGCTCCGCTTTGTAGATATTATACAGGACGGCGCCGGGGACCGGATTCCAGTGAACCGTTACCGACCCTGCCGTTGCAGCAATATCAACAAACAGGTCTGCGTAGGCTATATTCGATGCAATACTCTCTGTGCCGTCCGCCGCGACGGCCGTGACGGAGTAGGCGTAATAGGCCGGCCCGCTATTGCTGCCGGTCAAAAAAGCGCTTGTAGGAGGATCGATGCTTGTCACCGGCACGACGGGCGTGAACACCCAATTCGTGTCGGAAAATCTCGCAAGGTCTTGCGGCGGGTACTCCGTCCCGGTGTCCTGGTTCACGCAGCATATCGTCATCACGTCGGCGGATTGGACGAATTTGATCCACTCGAGATCGGCCTCGGCATAGATGGTCGCCAGCGTGAAAATGCGCGCGACGGTGCCGCCACTGATGTAGGCGTTGAACGCCGTCGTATCGACGTTGTTGCCGAAAGCGTCCTGTAGCGAGAACGTGGTCGGGGTGAGAACGGTAATAACGAAGGTCTGCCCGTTTAGTTGCGTCATCCCCTGCACACCGGAGATGAAAACCCAATCGCCAGTATTGAAGCCGTTGGCTCCGGGGGACCCAGGCGTCACATTGAATTGAGCACCGAGTCCGCCGCCACTCGAGGACGCCTGTTGCACGGGATTCGACGGGAATGTCGTGTAGACGCCGGGGACGCTAAAGGTAACGTCCTCCGGCCCGAAAATCGCCGATTGGAATGTTGCACCGAACCCAACGCCGCTGGTCGACCCTTGCGTAAAATTATTGCCTGCGGGATTGACCGTATATTTGCCGCCATTGGAGATGGAAAACGTACCTACCCCAACCGCAACATTAACCTCAGCCCCGACAAGGCCGCCGCCCGTGACCGGCTCGTGGGCGGGCAGTGTGTTTGGGTTTGCGGTGTAGGACCCCGGATTTATGATCGATCCGACCGAAACTAGGTCGCCGCCGGCACCGATGACACCGTTTACTTGGAATTTGGTCCCGGTTCCCGTGGTTCCGGTGAGGACTACGGGGCCAGGAGTGCCCCCGCTTCCGCCAAACCCAGGAGTAAACCCTATTCCGGCGGCCTGTGTGCTGACGATGGTTGCTACCGCCGCAACGCTGTGCGTCCCTCCCGCCAGCGTGATTGTATCGCCAGGCGCATAATTTTCGCCTCCCGCACTGAGGGCGCACGAAAGGAGAATAGTGTCGGTAATCGAAAGAACGGCCGGGACGGTGAACACACCGCCGGCAAGCGTGATCGTGTCCCCCGGTGCGTAGGAGGCGACGATGGCGGTGTTGATCGGCGTGGCCGTCAATCCACCGCTTGAACCGCCGGTTGTGACAACGCCGGGGTCTGCCTGCGTGACGCCGATGATCCCGATCGGGTTTTCCGTGACCTGTGCGCCGTTCAAGGCCACGCGCATGTAGAAATTGCCAAACTCGAGGATCAGCCCCTGATTGATATTGAACTGGAACGGGATCAGCCGCGGCGGAAAATTGCGACCGGTCTGTGCCGACCATCCGACGAACCGTGTGCCGGGACGGGAATAGGCGCCGCCTTTGTAGGACGCATACATATTTCGCATCGTGGACGCGGCGGTGTGCATCCGCGCAAGGTCTTGGCGCCCGAATAGATTAGGCGCGACTTCGCCCGTGGTAAATGCTGGCTGTAGAACTGGCGTTGCCATGTTGGAACGCCCTAGTACGCTGTGCCATCAGCGAAACCACAACTATCCCAACCGCCCCACCCTCCCCACTGATTTGCCGGGCCGCCGCCGTCCGCCCAATTGTTGCCCCACCCGCCAGCGCCGCCGGTCCACCGCGCATTCATCCAATCGACACTGAGGTTCGACGAATAGGAGCCCTCATTGCCGTCGCGTATCCGCGCTTGCTCGATCTTGGACTTTGCCACGAGGATATTCTGCGCCCGCATCTGCAGCCCGAACTTCTTGTCCTGCGCGAGTGGGAGGGCAATCTCGCTGGCGAGATACGAGACCAGCGCGGCGCGGAATAGCGGATCCCATACGCTCGGGTAGAGCATTAGCGCCGTATAGATCAGGAAGGCATTTTGGACGTTGGTAAGCACCACTGTCCTTCCCTGCGGGCTTACGCCCTGCACCTCCCATGTCACGGAGCCTGACGGGGGCGGGTAGTTCGGGTCCGTCGCGATCACGAACCGCGCCGGCCGCAGCCTGTTGCCGGTCAAAGCAGGGTTGCCCAAGCCTGTGACGATCGGCGCGCTCGGGTTGGCCGGCGTGATGTTGCCGGGAGGCGGACCCGGATTGAGCGCGTAATTCCACGGGATAAACCGCGCCTTGCAGCAATCGACGGGATACTGGTACTCGTACACGTAGGGGACGGGAACTAAGGTGCCAACACCAGGAGTATTTCCGGTTGCATCGGCAAGCAACGTCAATTGGGCTGTTTTCCTAGCGAAATCCCAATTTGCCCCTCTCAAGAGTTGCATTAGGCACTGTTGGTATGCCCGTAGAATTACCTGCGCTGGCCTCGAGCCATCTTCAATGTCTCCGAGCAGGTAGTCCGTCCCGCTCGCGTCGATGGCTTGCTGCGCTATGTCTGACGGTAAATTCATTTGCCGTGCCTCTTGAGATAGGCCGCCGCCTTTTCAGCAATGCTCGACCGATCTCGTAACAGTCCGATTCCTTGATTGCACTTCCGGCAGAGAAACCCGCGAACCTTATTAAGATCGTGGTCGTGATCTACACATGGATTAAACGCCGATCTCCCTTCGGTCACGAACGCCCCTTCGCAGATTGCACACTGGAACTTTTGCGCTTCCAAGATCGCGTACCATGCCTCTTTTGTAAGGCCGAAATTGAATTTAATCATCGCCCACTTTGAGGTTTCTTTCCTCCTAGCCATTTGGTTGCGATACCGCTCTCGATCGCGCGCCCGGTTACAATCGGTGCAGGCAGGGCTTATTCCTGATTTGCTTTTTGCCTTCCAAGAGAATTGCCCAATAGGCTTCTGCTCTCCACAGACGGAGCATTTTTTAGTGTCGCCATCGCGCAAGGTAACGACGTTGCCCATGCTTACCCCTGTTGACGCTCCGCCAGCGTCGTCTCCACTTGCTCCGCTTGAGCCTCCATCTTGGCCGCATCCATGTTCGCAAGCAACGGCGCGAGCCTCCGGCCCATGGCGGAGATGAAAGCCTCGACAAAATCCGGCGGCATCTGCGTCGGATCGGTGATCTGCCCGACGTATGTGATTACGGCGTTCTGCACATTCGATAGTACCACCCGCACGTTGCTGTCGTTCGCCACCGTAAAGAGGTGCGGCTGTGGGCTGAAATTTGGAATGAGGATCAGTTGTGGCCTGACCGCGCGAACCTTGATGAAGTCTGTCCCGTAGGCATACTCGTATAGCCACGGCAGCGGCGGGTTGCTGCTAGGATCCCACACTGCCGGCGGGACGTAGCCGCCGGCGGGGGCCGACTTGATGAGGACCCCAATTATGTCGCGTTGGGCAAACGGCCAATCACCTTCCCGCAACAACTGGTCGCGCGTCTGCCCGTAGACGTCCAGCGCGTTCTTTGCGGCCCGCGAGCCTTCGTAGAGGGAGCCGACGCGGTTCTTGTGGCCTATCTGCGCCAGCGCCGCATTGACGATATCGGCCGGGGATTGAATGACTGACGCCATTTAGTCCTCTCTCGCCTCGCCGATGCTCTCAAAGGCACCGCCCGATTCTAGGTAGGACTGCGCCGCATCAGGCTTGCCCGCAACCGCCATGGCGAGCTCGCTAGCCAGTAGACGTACCACAGCCTCACGGAAAAGGCTGTCCCAAGTGTTCTCGTTCGGATTGTTATTGTAGGTCGCCTGTGCCGCCGCCAGGTTGCACCACACGACCCGTTGCTGTTGGGCCCCGACGATGGCGTTGGCTATATTCCAGTTGAGCGGGATCGGGTTATTGACGTCGGCGAGGTTGCCGGGATGTACCTGCCACACCTCAATTCCGTTCGTCGGGTAGAGATATTCGAAGGTCCAGGGGAACGGGGCAGTATTTCCG